AATGTACTATTTGTTGCTGTTGTTGTTGTTGTTGGTACTAAGTAGTCCGTGCTATCGCCCGGGTTTGTTTGCTCTCCGCAAAACTTTTCCCAGTTATCCCATATTAATCTATATGGTACTGCAAAAAAGAATGTTTCTATATATAAATTATCCATAAATGGATTAATTGGTGTAGCCAAACGGCCGAAGCCGTTGGCATCCATTTGAAATGTATCCCCAGGTAATGCTTCATCGTAAAAAATTGGTATTAATTTTCCTGCATCAAATGTTGTTTTTAAACCGTGATCTCTGTTAAAAACTGATCTTTGTATATCTACTTTAGGTACTCTACTAAAGTCTTTACTTAATGTTGATGGTAATGAACCTGAGGGTATATTCATATTTTATTCCTTTTTTGTTGAATCCGATAAGACTTCGAATTCTATTATTATTGTTGTTTCAGTAGGGCTTACAAAGCCCTCTGTTTCTACCCATCTACCAATTCTTGCTAAATGGTAATCTTTTGGATATTTCCCAAAAGGTAGTTCTGGTCGTTGTAATAAGTCCGTACAAGCTCGTATTGCAGTGCCATCTGTAAGTTCTATAAATGGTGGTGCATATATTTCTGATACTTTGTCGTATATTGAATAAATATTTTTTGATTGTTGATTGTCTTTTTTGTCCATTTTGTCCTCGTTGTCGCATATTGTTTTTCATATGATTATTAGTTACATAATATATATTACGAGTCAAACTTTTTTTATAAGTCTCTTATAAGCTGTTTTAAGCTTTGTAATTTTACTTCTTCTTCTACCCATAGACGGTCTAAATTTTCATCATAGCCGTCATACACTGGTTTATCTTTTTGTCTTTCTTTTCTAGCTTGTTTTATTTTTTCATATAACTCAGGGTTATATGTTTCTTTGTGTAACGGATTATTTAATAGTTCAAGATAATATCTTGGAACTGTTGTTTTTTTTTCTTTTATTACGACGTAGTCGTGTGGAAATACGTCTTTTATGTATTTCTTAAACCAGTCATATCCTATTCCCGGTTTTCTACTCATAGTGCAGTATTCGTGTTTGTTTTGTGTCACCTCCCCTGTTAGGGGATCTATTTTGGTTGGTTCTTCTGATCCTTTTTGTTTTTTCATTACATATCTTGCTACATAACTTGCGCTTTCTAATTCGCAGTTGCCTATGGTATTAAAACCATAAGGCCATAATGTTTGTAATTCTTTACTTTCGTATATTTTATATCCGTTTCTTTCTGTATGTAATGTTTTGTCTGGGAAGTCATAACCAAATATTATTGCATGATAATGTGGTCTTTGGTTTTGTTCTCCATATTCTCCACAGTGGAAGAATCTGATATGCTTCCCGTGCTTCTTTCTCAGACGTTTCATAAAACGCTGAAATTCACGCACATCTAGAGAAGTTGGAACTTCTCTTTTATTTAATGATTCTGGATTAAATGTTAATGTTATAAAGCACGACTTATCGTGCATTTGGGCCTCGTGCATAATACGAGTTGCCCATTGTCTACTATAATTTAGTCTACACCCTACACATTGGCCACATGGTAAATTAAACCCCTTCGCATATGGGAAGGGGCTGTTAAATACTATTTTACCGTCTATTCTGAAGGCCGTAAGAGGGTGGTAGCATTTCATTGTTATATTCTATAACCGCCTCGCATAGGCTTAATGTTATTTTTTCTATTTACTTTCATTGCAGTTTTTTTAAAAACTTTACTACTTCGTTTTCTACTCATTTTTTTTCTATACATATTAGATCTCCTATTAGGTTGGTGTCACTCCACACAGTTGACATCAAGTAGTCAACTGTGTGGCCTATTCCTTCGGCTCTTGAGCTATGGGTGGCTCGACGCTCTCAGGAATAGGGTCTGTAGCTGAGGACGGAGCCACAGCTTCTGGGGTTTCGGTTATGAAACCCATTTTTATTAATTCGTTTTTGTTATCCGGATTACTTATAAATTCGTAAAATTTTCCCGGATTATTATCGAATTGTTTTCTTATATCTGACGGAATTGTCATGAATTCTTCTTGGGCATTTCTGACCAAATCTAATGCTTCTCTATAGTCTGTTACTTCAGAGAAATCTCCGTATCGTGCTTGTCCACGATGTACGTGTTCTATTATTCCATTCCTGTCATGTCTTTTTATTATATTAATTATATCGCATTCCTCTTGGAAATGCTGTTGGGTGAGTGATTCACCCTCTGTATGAAAGAAACATGGCTCATGTGGTTCATAAGCCGTTCTAAAAGGTATTACTTTTTCTAGTTTTTTCATTTATTGTTCCTCAATCTTTTATTAAACTTACGTTTTCTTTCGTTATATTGTTTTGTATTTATTAAAATTCGCAAAATATCTGATTCTTTTGCTGAAGTGTTTAAACTCTTTTTAATGTCTCTTGCTAAGGTTCTAAAATAACCTGTTGTTTGATCTAAACTATTTGTTACAGCGTCTGTAGCTGAGGTAATATTGGATTTAGCTTTGCTGTATATTTCTGAACCAGCTTGATTAAAAACAGTATGTTTCATTTGCATTGGAGATAACCCTGTTCTTTTTAAAGCGTCTAAATCTAATTTGTTAAGATCATTAGTTATTTGTTGACCTCTGTTAACCTCACGTTGATTTATTAATTGTTGTTTAGCTGATGCTGTTTGAACTCCTTGTAAAGATGCTCCTACTGGATCTTCTTTTTGGGCTACATATGATGCCCCTGTAGGCGTTGTAGCTCCACCCATTTTACCAGCTAAAATAGGATTAAGGCCTGCTTTTCGCATGTCTTCCATACCTCTTTGGTAAGAGGTATTTGACATATCTGTTTGAAAAGCCATTTGTTTAGCAGTAGCTATTCTTGATTGTTTATTGGCTCGTTTGGTAGCTTGTCTATTTAAATAAGCTGAACCAACGGCTGATGCTATTGCTCCTATCATTAAAAGTGATCAATCAGACCAGGAACGCCATAAGTAGGCATTGGTCTTGCACATTTTAATTTAAAGTACATATCCAAAATCATATTTGGATAATTCTGTACTGCTGTTACTCGGTCTACTGGCGGATTTTCTTCTATAAATGAAGCATTTAATGCCGGCAGTGACCCAAAGTCTTGGGCTAAATGCCAAGTATCTAAGCTTTGTGCGAAATTTGATCGCATTTGTCCTGTTACAAAGCTTGGTTTGTAGCGGTACTCTGCGTACCTTTCTTGATAGCCGAATACTGAATCGTCGGCTGTTGTTCCTTGGGCGTAAATCTCTTTATTTAAGATTGACTGTTCTCCAAGGTGGGCTAGGCTAGGCCAGTAGAAATCAAACTTCGTTTGTCTACTGAAATGCCTTGGAAGGCCTTGTTGATATGTTAAATCTGCGAATACATTCGCTAGCCCTATTATTACTGAATGCTCAGTAAATGATTTACTGAATTTATGACCCATAAATCCAGTGGTTGCGTAACCTGATAAGTTACCTTGTGGTGTTGTTGTATCTGTGGAACTTGTTTGTGCTATAGGATTTACATTAATCCTATCTTTTCCTCCGCCTAGATATTCTGGTCGTTGTAATCTAGCGTCTGGTGATGTAACTCCAAAATGACTTTGGATTACTTCTGTATATCTTGTTCCACCTCTTGCGTCTTTTTCATAAAGACGTTGTATTTGAAACGCTTCTCTTAATTGATTTATAGTTGCCGCTGTAGCTGTTGATAAATCTGCATAGAAATTAACTTTATCACCGTTAACTAAAGATGTTCCTTCTGTACCTAATGTACCAGAATGTCTAAAGCTGTTGTCATATCCACCAGCTGAAGTTAATACTACGTTTTGATTGTCTGCACCTGTACCACCAAATTGGTCGTACATTATTGGTGCAGTTGTACCTAATGGCAGTGAAACTGCGTCGCCTTTTTGTGGCCAAGGTAGTGCTGATGTAAAATAGTCATGCCTTTTACCTCTTTTAAGCAATGTATAATTGCTTGCTGTATCTGGACCGTCTCCTTTATCGACTGTTACGCTGTTTTGTAGATTTTCATCTCTAAACCAGTCGTTATATATTAAATTATATGCTCTTCCGCATAAATTATTAAATGTTAATGCAACATCGGTTGGTACACCGAAATAGTCATATAATGTACTATTTGTTGCTGTTGTTGTTGTTGTTGGTACTAAGTAGTCCGTGCTATCGCCCGGGTTTGTTTGCTCTCCGCAAAACTTTTCCCAGTTATCCCATATTAATCTATATGGTACTGCA